ACTGGGAAACGATGTCCTTATTGAGGTGAAGGGATACTTCACTGCACAAGACAGGAAGAAGCATCTACTGCTCAAGTACAATTATCCCGACCTCAATGTCCACTTTGTCTTTGGAAACAAGAAGAACAAGCTACACAAGAACTCCCCCACGACATACGAGGACTGGTGTAAAAAACACGGCTTTGAATGCTGTGATGCAAAGGACGTAGAAACACTAAAGCAATGGTCTAGGAAGAAGCGCAATAGTCTAGATACAGTAAGACTGTACAAGGTCGCAGAGAAAACCAATGGAAGAGAAAAAAAGAGAAAGCCTTCAAAGCCTCGGAGAAGTACTAAGACTTGACTCGTACGGACCATCAACCCCACAAGAGTTGATCCTCTTTCGTACGGTAATTCTTCAAGCACTTCTTGATGCTACTAAACCAGCCTATGAAAACGAGCCAGAGGAAGAAGCCTTGGCTCGTGCACAGGCACAAGCTTGGTTCTTCTCTTCCGTAGGGGTCACTTGTCAAGATTTTGTCGATGTCTGCGACATGGCTGGACTTGAGCCACAGTTTGTGCGATCATTTGCATTCAAGGTCATAAAGACAAAGGAGATCAAGTATGTCAGGAAACGAATCAACACAGTCCTCAATGATTGACAAGTTCAAGATTGGTGATGTAATCTATGACCCATACATCAATGACATGAAGGGGCCAATGTATCTCTACGATCCACAGGTAAAGTACAACGTCAACATCCCTTCATCCACGGATGAAACACAGATCTATCCAGATCTTTCTTCTGACTTCATTGTGTATAAGTACAATGAGGCAAAGCATATTGCTGAGCTAAAGGAGTACATTGACTCAACGTACTCCGCTCACTATGCCAAGAGCAAGATGCAAGCAACGGAGATCATGATCGATAGTGGATATGGTGAGGGGTTCTGCATGGGCAGCATCCTCAAGTACTGGCAGCGGTATGGTCGCAAGGATGGGTACAACAGGAAGGACTTGCTAAAGATCCTTCACTATGCGATCATTATGCTTTCGATCCACGATAACAGGGTTGAAACTAAAGACAAGCCTACCTAAGTTAACCAGTACACACGAACACATACATCATCCCGTCTGGGAACTTTGAGCGATAAGCCATTGATCCCAGACGGGATTTTTGTCTCTTCAACCATCTTTTATTTGAGGACATACCAGTTATGCAGCAGAAGGATCGCCCTAACGAGCCACAGTACTTGCCAACAGATTACCAGACGTTTATCGCTCTTAGCCGCTATGCACGATGGCTGGAGGACAAGAACCGAAGGGAGACTTGGGCAGAGACCGTTGACCGATACATTGACAATGTCGTTCGTCCAGTTCTCGGCAAGAATAGCGGAGAAACAGTCAGCATTCTACGCGAGGCAATCTTCAATCTGGAGGTAATGCCATCGATGCGAATGCTGATGACTGCTGGTCCTGCTCTGGAGCGAGACAACACTTGTGGGTACAACTGCTCTTACTTGGCTGTAGACGACATCAAGTCTTTTGATGAAGCCATGTTCATCCTTCTATGTGGTACTGGTGTAGGCTTCTCAGTCGAGACAGAGGCCATCAACAACCTTCCAGAAGTTCCAGACAAGATGTTTACATCCGACGATGTCATCGTTGTCCATGACTCAAAGGAAGGCTGGGCAAAGGCTCTTCGCAAGCTTATCGCCATGCTCTACAGCGGAGAAATCCCGTCTTGGGATCTGTCCAAGATCCGCCCCGCTGGTTCTCGATTGAAGACCTTTGGTGGCAGGGCTAGTGGTCCGGAGCCTCTGAACCAGCTATTCTCCTTTGTCGTTGACATCTTCAAGAAAGCTAGCGGCAGAAAGCTTAACTCCATTGAGTGTCACGACATCATGTGCAAGATTGGAGATGTCGTTGTGGTCGGTGGTGTACGTCGATCTGCAATGATCTCCCTGTCAGATCTCTCTGACGAGCGTATGCGTGTTTGCAAGAGCGGCGAGTGGTGGAGATCAAACCCACAGCGTACTCTAGCCAACAACTCTGCTGTGTACACCGACAAGCCATTCATGACTTCATTCATGAAGGAATGGCTATCCCTTGTAGAAAGCAAGAGTGGCGAACGTGGTATCTTTGCTCGGTATGCTGCACAGAGACACGTAGCGCGTAATAGTCGAAGAGATCCCAATCATGACTTTGGAACAAATCCTTGCAGCGAGATCATTCTACGAAACAACCAGTTCTGTAACTTGACCGAGGTTGTTGTCCGCAGCACCGACACGTATGATGATCTACTTGTCAAGATCCGCAATGCCACTATCCTTGGGACAATCCAGTCTACGTTTGTGAACTTCCCCTACCTACGCAAGGTTTGGCAGAAGAACACTAAAGAAGAAAGGCTTCTAGGTGTATCTCTCACGGGTATCATGGACAATCCGCTGACATCCAATCCAGACCCAGAAACGCTTAAGTCTCTTCGTGACTACGCTGTAGAAGTCAACAAGAAGTGGTCAGAGCTTCTCGGGATTGAGCAATCGACAGCTATCACGTGCATCAAGCCATCTGGCACCGTCAGCCAGCTTGTTGACGCTGCTAGCGGCATCCACGCACGGCACAATGACTACTACGTCCGTACTGTCCGTGGAGACATCAAGGATCCGCTTACTCGCCTAATGATGGACTCCGGAATCCCCAACGAACCCGAAGTCTTCCATCCTAATGATACTGTCGTGTTCTCATTCCCGATGAAGGCTCCAGAAAGATCAATTCTAAGGCGAGACATGTCTGCTGTTGACCAGCTTGAGGTATGGAAGACGTACGCTCTCAACTGGACAGAGCATAAGCCATCAGTGACAATCAACGTACGGGACAATGAGTGGATGGCTGTAGGTGCTTGGGTCTACGAGAACTTTGACATCTGCTCTGGTATCTCGTTTCTTCCTCACGATGACCATATCTATCCACAGGCACCTTATCAAGATACCGATGAGGAGACTTACACAAGGATGCTGAAGAACATGCCAACGACTATTGACTGGTCTGCACTGTCCCTCTACGAGAAGGAGGACAGCACCTTCGGAACTCAAACACTAGCTTGCGCTTCCGGAGCCTGTGAGATTGTAGACCTGACAAAATAAGACTTGACTTTCCATCAAGTATTGGATATATTGGTGGCGAAGATGCCTTTAAAAGGGTCTTCGTCACCAGTAAGCCTTTGATTAAGGGCTTCTAACGTAACCACATACGCTCTAATAGGAGGTATAAGACTATGCTGACACGACTTCTAAAGGACTTCGACATTGAGGCTATGATGAATCCACTGTCTCTAAATCAAGAAGCCTATCCTCCCTACAACATCTATCGAAAGGGAGATTCATTCTATGTCGAACTAGCCCTAGCTGGGTTCAGTCGAGAAGAGATTGATATTGAGGTCACCGATATGGGACTCGTTATCACTGGCAATCCGGTTGAAAGGGATGACACACTAGGACACAATCTGGAACACGTATACTTTGAGCGTCGCATTGCTCGCAGACCATTCAAGCGCAAGTTCACTACTCCGCATAACTCCAAGGCTACATCAGCGGAGTTCGTGAATGGTCTCCTACGAGTGCAGATTGATATCATCGATCAAGAAAAGAAGAACGCAAAGAAGCTTGATATCAACTGATAAGTGAGAAAGGCCACAGCCATACATGCATAAAGCATGTCGCAATTGGTTAGGGCTTTAGACCAATAACGTGAGGTCTAATTCAAAATGGTGATTGATGTCTAATACCTACACTGTCCTTATTGGATACGATCCGAAAGAGGCAATCTACACAAGCGTACTCAAGAGTACCTTGCACAAGCTTTCAAAGTCTAGGCTTATAGTTCAGCCTATTGTCCAGAAGGAACTTAGGGATCTAACCCTGTACTACAGGAAGAGTGAAAAGGTAAACGGACAGAACATTGACGTAATCGATGGAAAGCCATTCTCTACGGAGTTCAGCTTTACTAGATTCTTGACACCAGTCCTCTTTGAACATTTCTACAAGCCGTATCTGGAGAACCACAAGGGTCTAGTCCTATTCATGGACTGCGACATGTACGCTCGCACGGATATTGCTGAGCTGTTTGAGACCTTCCCAATGGACAAAGCCGTTGGATGTGTCAAGCATGACTACAATCCTACTGCTGAAATAAAGATGGATGGGGTTGCACAGACAAGGTACTTCAGGAAGAACTGGTCATCCTTGATGATGTTTAACTGCAACCACGAAGCAAACAAGTCCCTTGATGTGACAAACGTCAACTACCGGACTGGGAGTTGGCTACACAGCTTTACTTGGCTAGACGAGCCATTCATAGGAAAACCGGATCCAGATCAGTACAATCTGTCCTATGGCGAAAGCCTTATTCATGGCTTTGACCACAAGTGGAATTGGCTTGATGGTCATTCTGACCCATCAATTGATCCAGCAATCGTACACTTCACAACAGGAGGTCCAGTATACCCTAACTGGCGTCCTTCCAGAGACATTGACGGTGTTTACGCAGACGAATGGGAACGTCTAAGAAAAGCGTACACGGGAGAGAACACGCAATCATGATTACGTTTGTAACTTCGTTTAGCGAAGAAGGTTTCAAGAAGTATGCCAAGAACATGCTGCTCTCTGTCATAGAGAACTGGAAGGATGATCTAAAGCTTGTAGCGTACTTCCACGACTGCTCGTCTGAGACAGTAAATGACTTTCCATCTTCACCTAAGATTGAGTACAGGAACCTCAATCTAGTCAAGCCCATGCTTTCTTACCGTGAGCGCATGAAGACGTACGATGGCACGATGGGTGGAAAGACCCCGTACAACTGGCGTCTGGATGCAGTCAAGTGGTGTCACAAGGTCTACGCGCTTACGCAGTATGCTCTGTACGATGAGACTGTAGAGCATGGCAACTGGCTGTGCTGGCTTGATGCTGACACTATTACGACAAAGCCGTTCTCAAAGGACAAGCTCCTAGAGATCCTAGCCAGAAATGC